CCCTTCACAGGGTGTGAGGGAGGTTTGCTGCCTCCCGGCGTACCTGAGCGACTTATAGATGAAGTGTTTTCGTTCAGTGCGTTCCCAGTGGCAGGGTGTCTGGTCCTTCGGGATATAGACACTCCAACCACATTGGGCGACCGATGGACGTCAAGGCCTTCATCAAGCCTTGTCGCTCATCGATCCTCAACCTCGGCTTTGCAACCGAGCGCCTCCCCCTCTGGAAGGAAAACCTGCCCTAAGGTAGGCCTCTTCCCCCAGATCAGGGCGAGCCTCTGACGGCCCAGCGAAAGCTGGGAGTTACCCGAAGGATAACTATCTATCCACAGAATTTCAACTTATAGCAATGACAACATTATTTACTATAAATAGAATTCTGCGCGATAGGTCCGCTAGAGAATGGCGGAGACTGTTGGAACAGTCTCGGCGGCTAGTTGGGCTCTTTAACAAAGCTCAACTCGTCGTCTTCGGACGCTTAGCCAAGGGGCACTGTCTGGGTACTCTCCATATGAGTAGGAGAATACTAGCCCTGTACAGGAAGAACGGGGCTCTCTTTACGGCCAAATACCTAAAACAGTGCTCCCACGCTGTTTTAGTGTATGTTGGTTCGCAAGGAGAGCTCCTGACTAACCTGTCAGTGCCGGTTTCTCTGACCCGGAAAGGCTTGCCTCGCATCATCCCTTCCATGTTCCGGAAACGGATCATGCAGGGAGACCGAGAGGTTCTCAGGTTGGTATTAACCGTCCTGTCTTTGTATCGACTGATGAAGGTCGGTCCAAAGGGTTGGAGGAGAATAGCTCATAAAACTATTCATATTCCCTCCTACCGTCCCTCCGAGGAGACCATGGAGTGGAGCAAGAAATTGCTTACTTCAGGGGCCTCCATGCTGGCAGCCTATGTCCCGAAATACCGAGAGTTGCCGATTAATTTTGGCTTCTCCTGGTATCCGGTTTTTACCTCTGGCCCGAACACTTACAAGAAGCCTGATGAAGCTTCTTTAAGTGCCAGGGCGAGGAAGGCCCTCAGCGCATATCTGGCGCAGCGCCGGCGGAAGGGGCAGAAGGCCAGTAAGTACTCGCTTACTGTCTTTCATACCCTGCCCGTCGACGCTACGGCAGCTATAACGCTGTTGAAACCTCCTCAACTATCTTCTCTGGCGGCAATGTTTGCCCATTCTCGGGTGTTCTATCCCTTGGATGGGTATGACAGACCCGTCGAGAAGAGTAGGGAAGGGGTAGATGTGATCCACTGGTTCATCAACGACCTAATGGTCGAGGTAGCTGAAAAGCTATGGTGGCCCAGTATGACCACACGGCCGGAATCGGGACGTTTCGGGTTGAAGCTGGAAGGAGCGGGTAAGGTGAGGGTCTTTGCGATCCCTAATCCCATCTTTCAGAGGTTTCTCAAGCCTCTGCACGATTGGGAGATGTCAGTGCTCAAGCAATTGGACACTGATGGGACGTATGACCAACTCCGCCCGCTTCACAGGCTGAAGGGCAAAAGGGTTCTTTACTCTTTTGACCTATCAGCTGCGACTGACATGTTCCCGAAAGTACTTTCGGCGAGCATGCTGTCCGGTCTATTCGGTGACGAATTCGGCGCGGCGTGGTACGACATGATGTCGAACACGGCGTTCCGGTCTCCTGAAAGACTAAGCAGTCCCTTGAAGGCGAGGGTTTATCGCTTTACAAGGGGTCAGCCTCTTGGCTTCTACTCATCTTGGCCCACGTTTAGCTTGACACACCACATGGTGGTGTGGCTCGCGGCGTGGAGAGTATACCCAGGTAAGAAGTTCTGGGACTACGCCTTGCTCGGTGACGACATTGTCATCGCAGACGAGGCAGTAGCTCTTGAGTACAGGGACATTATGCAGCAGATGGGGGGTGTAATTAATATGACAAAATCCCTCATCTCTCATAATGGCTGCTGCGAGTTTGCTAAGAGGTTTATGGTTAACTACCATATCGGTGGAGGGACGGACTGTTCTCCGTCTTCCCTGCCGAACATCCTCTTAGCTCACTCGTCTTTGGCAGCTACAACCCTCAAAACCTTGGGTGCGGAGTATTCCGTCACTTTTCGGTTGAGAGGGGCCGGTTATCGCGTCCTCTCCAAGATCGACCGAGGTTCGCCCGTAAGGACGTTCCAAGGTTTGTCGAGGAGGTGGAAGCGGCACTGGCTATCCCTGTTCTCGCGCTCTGGTGTGCAGCCTCTCCCTCTTAAGTTATGGTTGGTTCTCCCTGAAGGGGGAGTCCTCGACCCATACTTAGAGGGGGTCGCTAGGTCTTACTTGCTCGAGAGAGCCAAGCCTAAAGACATCGACCAACAATCGGTGGATATGGTGAGGCTCTTTTGGGAAGGTTTTGAGGACACCTTTGAAAGGCTCCTAATTACCTTCGTACAGCAACACTGTGCGCATGTAGCCTGGTGGTGCACCATGGTGCGGAACTTCGATGCTCCGTTAGAAGACCTGTTAACGATCCCCCAGTCGGCGAAGAGCTTGGACCGGAAATCGACGGAAGAAATTCCCGAGACGTACGGGCCGGCTCTCCGGCTGTGGGACGTTATCAGAGCAAGGCCAAAACCGAGGGCCTTAGCAGCACGTGATTTTTGGGTCACGTGGGTCGGATAACGGGGTCAAAGACCCTTTGGTGGTCTGGCTTTCCACGGTCAGACACGCGTTCGAATCATAAGACTCTAGGCGTATCTGAGCGCAGAACTTCACCGTAAAAGGGGGAAACCCCGGGGTCGGTGAAGTACTACAGTCGAAGGAGTGGAATCCTTCGG